ATGAGTCAAAAATTTTGTACATTAATAACCGAGCATGGCGCCGCCTTACTGGCAAATGCTACTGCTTTAGGTGTTCCGCTCAAATTAACTAAAATGGGGGTTGGTGATGGCAATGGTGATGCAACCACGCCAAATGCTGCTCAAACCCACCTTATTCATGAAGTCTATCAAGCACAAATCAATACTTTAACCACAGATGCAAATAATCCAAAGCAAATTATTGCTGAATTAATCATTCCGGAACACCACGGGGGATGGTTTATTAATGAAATCGGCTTATATGATGAGAACAATACCTTAGTTGCGGTCGGTAACTGCCCTGCTACCTATAAACCTCAATTGCCTGAAGGCTGTGGCCGTACACAAGTAATCCGCATGATTGTTGCAGTAGATAATGCAAGTGTAGTTGAACTTAAAATTGATCCGGCTGTAGTCTTAGCTTCGCGTCAATATGTAGATAATTTAATTATTAACAAACTGGCAATCCATGAAAAATCAACCAATCACCCCAATGCCACTACTTCTTCAAAAGGTTTTGTACAACTAAACTCGGCGACTAATTCAACAATTGAAAGCCAAGCGGCCACTCCAAAAGCGGTTCGTGATGCTTATGAATATGCGCGATTTTCTGACCAAAAAGCACAGGCTGCCTATGACCATGCAAGCGCCGCGCATAATCGAATTGATCCAATTGTAGATAAGTTCCAACCTTCCGGATTTGAAACACGAACGTATTCCCAAGATAAGCGATTTTACCATCTGGTTCGCGACGACGGCATTGTGGGTATGTATAGTTTAGTAAAAAATGATTTTTCATGGTTTATCAACCATGATGGTTGGATAGGTGGATTTATTGATGCTTGGCGTGTAGGAGGTTTAGATCAGTTTGTTAAAGATCGTGTTTTACCTGTTGGGATTCCGCAACCTTGGCCTAGTGACCATCTACCTGCCGGTTGGCTCGAATGTAATGGTTCACCATTTAATGTTAATCAATTTCCTAAACTAGCTGCCGTCTATCCGTGGGGAACTCTACCGGATTTGCGCGGGTTATTTATTCGAGGAAAAGATAACGGTCGTCTATTAGACCCTAACAGAGGTATTTTAACTTATCAGGGAGATGCCATCCGAAATATTTTTGGAACATTTGTTGCCGCCGATGACAATGACCATCGGCGCCCGCCAACTGGAGCATTTCACTCAATCGGTGTTGGAGGCTCAGGAACAGGTGGAGGCTCTAAGGAATGGGTGATAGAAATGGATGCGTCACGCGTTGTACCAGTTGCACACGAAAACCGACCTCATAATATCGCATTTGTATACATAGTTAAAGCAGAATAATTAGGAGAACAAATAATGAAATATGAATTACAACCAGCATCAGCCGTATTAAATAAAAATGGTCTAACTATTAAAGCCGGTTGGGCAATTATTTATAATGTTGATACAAAGGGTGAATTTTTACAAGCCACCTATCAATATTTACCTGTTGGCGTTGGCTTACCTGCTCATGCTTACTTAGAAGCCCCGAAAAACGTGCAAGACAATCAAGCCATCATCCACAATGGCCAACAATGGACCTACCCTAAAGATTTACGCGGCACCAAGATTTACTCTACTGAAACTGGCGCAGAAACGACTATGCAAGAGGTTGGCGAGATTCCAGAAGGTTATACCACCTTACAGCCTAGCAGTGAATTCGACATCTGGGACGGGGAAAAATGGGTATTAGATACTGAAAAACAGCATCAAAATGACATCGATGAAGCAACATCACAGAAAAAACAATTATTAAGTAAAGCAACCGAACAAATCAGTTATTTACAAGATGCGGTTGATTTACAAATCGCCACTGAACAAGAAACTCAATTACTCGCCGAATGGAAAAAATACCGCGCACTACTAAATCGCATTGATGTACAACAAGCACCAAATATCGACTGGCCAAAACAGCCTAAATAACGTTAATTGATAAAAACCTTGGTTTAAACTGAAGTGCCCCCCAGTAATTGGTTGTCCAACTATTGGGGGCACTTCAGTTTTTATTAATTGTTTATTTTTTCAAAGAACCTCTCCTACCCCACTTGTAATCTTGTTTATTACATATCCATTCATTAACTCTCTTCTTTAGATTATGTCACTATCGTTAGCAAGCCATTTTATGAATAAAAGTCCTATGACTTAATAAAGGATAGATAAACTGGCTTCTTAAAACCAAACAAGTAGCTCATTCGATCGCCTTAATGGCGATTCGAATTTTTATTTATAGGAATGAAAATATGAGTCAAAAATATTATACTCTAATTACCCAACAAGGTGCTGCATTACTGGCGAATGCGACCGCTTCAGGTATTCCACTGAAATTAACTAAGATGGGAGTTGGCGATGGTAATGGTAAAGCAACTACACCCAATGCTAGTCAAAGCAAATTAGTTCATGAAGTCTATCAAGCACCCATTAACTCATTAACCATTGATGAAAATAATGCGAATCAAATTATTGCCGAATTAATCATTCCGGAAAATCAAGGAGGATGGTTTATTCATGAAATTGGCTTATATGATGAGAGTAACACTTTAGTCGCGGTGGGTAATTGTCCGGCTACCTATAAACCACAATTATCCGAAGGTAGTGGGCGAACGCAAGTCATTCGTATCATTATCATCGTTGAAAACACTGATGCCATTGCCTTGAAAATTGACCCAGCAGTAATATTAGCCACTCGTCAATATGTTGATAATTTAATTACCGCTAGAATGACGGCTCATGAAAAATCAACCAATCACCCGACTGCGACCACTTCATCGAAAGGATTTGTGCAATTAAATTCCGCCACTAATTTAACCATTGAAAACCAAGCAGCAACCCCATTGGCAGTCAAAAAAGTAAATGAAGCTGTCAAAAGAGTGGATGAGAAAGTCACAAAAGTGGATGAGAGAGTCAACATAGTGAATGATATAGCTATGGCGGCAGTTAAACGTTCAGGCGATGATATAACTGGTGAGCTGAAAATAAAAGGTCACCCCGTATTAACTAAATATTCTTACGGAATTGGCTTTTCACATGTTTTAGGCAATGAATCCATAGATGAGCCTAAGAACCAATATAGTGGTTTTTTATTCACTCAACAACAATCACAAGGGTGTAAACCATTCGATTATAGCCATGTAATGCGATCATTTGTTGGTGATTCATTTGGTGATATCGCCATTGATGTTTTAAGTAAGCGAGTTAAATACAGGGGTGTTATAACTTATGAACAAAACCCAAGTTATACTGGCGATTATAGTTGGAATGAATTTATCACCACAGCCAATGTTTCTAATTATATTCCTATCGGTGTGCCTTTGCCATGGCCGAATACTCAACTTCCTACTGGTTGGCTCGAATGCAATGGTTCAATGTTTAATAAAAATCAATTTCCCAAACTCGCTGCTGCTTATCCATCAGGAAAATTACCCGATTTACGCGGTGAATTTATTCGAGGATGGGATAATACAAGAGGAGCCGATCCCGGTCGTGGCATATTAAGCTGGCAACAAGACGCAATTCGCAACATCTACGCAGAATTTATGACAGCTGCTAACCCAGTCTTCGCATCCGGTGCGTTTTACACGGAGTCTCGCTCAAATGCTCGTATTAATAGCAGCACGCACAGCGGAAATCAGACATTAATATTTAATGCGTCACGCGTTGTACCAGTTGCACACGAAAACCGACCTCATAATATCGCATTTGTATACATAGTTAAAGCAGAATAATTAGGAGAACAAATAATGAAATATGAATTACAACCAGCATCAGCCGTATTAGATAAAAATGGCTTAACCATCTCCGCCGGTTGGGCAATTATTTATAATGTTGACACCAAAGGTGAATTTTCACAAGCTACCTATCAATATTTGCCTGTTGGCGTTGGCTTACCGGCTCATGCTTACTTAGAAGCCCCAAAAAACGTGCAAGACAATCAAGCCATCATCCATAATGGCCAACAATGGACCTACCCTAAAGACTTACGTGGCACTACGATCTACTCGACCGAAACTGGCGCGGAAATGACTATGCAAGAGGTTGGTGAGATTCCTGAAGGTTACACCACCTTAAAACCAGGCAGTGAATTTGATAAGTGGGATGGCAAAAAATGGCAATTAGATAAAAATAAACAGCACCAATCGCAAATCAACCAAGCAACAACTCAAAAAAATCAACTTATCGCGGAAGCAACCTCGCAAATCAGTTATTTACAAGATGCAGTTGATTCGCAAATCGCTAGCGAACAAGAAATTCAATTACTCGCTGAATGGAAAAAATACCGCGCACTAGTCAATCGCATTGATGTTCAACAAGCACCAAATATCGACTGGCCAAAACAGCCTAAATAGTAATCAACTAATTATTATTCTGGATAATTGTATTAGTTTTCTGAGTATAAACAGTGCAATTATCTGGAATATCTTTGTTAACAAATGACATGGCACCAATATTGACATTATTACCTATCTTTATTTCACCACCAAGAATTACGGAATTAGCACCAATTGACACATTATCTCCAATGATGATTTTGATCGGCTCATGTCCCAGTCCGATGGTGACATTTTGTAAAATAAAACAGTTCTCACCAATATCTGTATTATTATTTATCGTAATAGCATATAAATGACCTATCTTTAAATTTTTTCCAATTTTAGTGCCAAGCTCTATTTCAATTGAAAATTTTTTAATTAATTTTTTTTGGATTTTTTTTGCAATTCCTTTTTGCTTATGATTGCCAAATAGGTACATTTCATTTGCTAAACGCCACCAAAAAAGATATTCCTTTTGAGGATATTGCGATTTTATAAATGATTTAAATAATCGATAGATTGAAATCGGTTTATTATTTGTTACCTCTATCAACCAACACTCTTTTAAATGAGTTAAATCATGTGTCAATAAGAACTTAATAATCTGTATATACTTCATTAAAACTAATACCTAAATACTTATTAATTCTAGCCTAACTAATTCAGCAATTTTAAACACCTACCTATCTACAACCTGAAATACCGTAGTAATTATAGACTATATCAATATTTATCAACTTTTATCTTGTCATAATAGCAATTAATACTAGTTCGTCCACAAATACCATAACAAAGTACTCTTAGAATGGAAAAAATATCCTGCACTAGTCAATCGCATTGATGTTCAACAAGTACCAAATATCGACTGGCCAAATATGCCAAATAGCTAATTTCAATATTAATGACTGTCATTTACTTAGCTGATTTCCAATAATAAATGACAGTTTTTTGCCTGTCATATCAATCTAATCTGACAAACATTTTCGCTATAAATTGTAACAAATTTCGCTACAAATCCAATCACTAACCACTTTGTATTAAATATGCAAATATTGCCATGTACTTTAACTTTACAATATGTAAACCACAACGGAGAACTTATGGCTAACGATTATCATCACGGCGTCCGAGTCATCGAAATCAATGAAGGTTCACGCTCTATCAGAACAGTATCAACCGCTGTTATTGGTATTGTTTGTACTGGCGATGATGCCGATGCGACGCAATTTCCACTTAACACCCCTGTTTTAATTACCAATGTCAATAGCGCAATCGGTAAAGCTGGCTCAACAGGTACACTAAAACCAACGCTAGAAGCGATTGCCGATCAGTGTTCACCAGTGATTGTTGCTGTTCGTGTTGAGACAGGTGCAACTGTTGCAGAAACAGAAGCAAATATCATTGGTACCACCACTGAAGATGGCAAATATACAGGTATGAAAGCGCTACTTTCAGCACAAACGCAATTGAAAGTAAAACCACGTATTTTAGGTGTACCTGGTTATGACTCATTACCAGTTGCAACAGCACTAGTTTCATTAGCACAAAAATTACGTGCCTTTTGTTATGTATCGGCTTACGGCGCTAAAACCAAAGAACAAGCAGTACTTTATCGCGATAAATTAGGTGCGCGTGAAGCAATGGTAATTTGGCCTGATTTTGTTGGTTTCGATGCTACACAAAAACAAAATGTCACTTTAGCTGCAACGGCTAGAGCGTTAGGTCTACGTGCCCAAATCGACCAAAAAGTTGGCTGGCATAAAACATTATCAAATGTTCCTGTCAATGGCGTCACTGGCATTTCTAACGATGTATTTTGGGATTTGCAAGAAGAAAGCACAGATTCAAATTACTTAAACGAGCACGATGTAACAACTTTAATTTGCAATCAAGGATATCGCTTCTGGGGATCTCGCACTTGCTCAGCGGATACATTATTTGCATTTGAAAACTACACCCGTACCGCTCAAGTTTTAGCTGACACTATCGCTGAAGCTCAATTCCAATTAGTTGATGCTCCAATGCATGCCTCATTAATTAAAGATTTAATTGAATCAATCAATAACAAATTCCGTGAATTAAAATCTAACGGCTACATTGTTGATGGTAAAGCATGGTTTGACCCTGAAGCTAATACCCCAGACATTCTAAAAGCAGGTAAATTATATATTGATTATGATTACACACCTGTCCCGCCTCTCGAAAATCTTATGTTACGCCAACGCATTACCGATAAATATTTGGTTGAGCTGGCTAATTCAGTCGCCACTAACTAAGGAGAACAATTAAATGGCTCTACCTAAAAAACTCAAATACTTCAACGTCTACGTTAACGGAACCTCTTTTGCTGGTGAAGTCGAATCATTCACACCACCAAAATTAACCCGCAAATTTGAAAACTATCGCGGTGCCGGTATGCCTGGCAGTGTACCAATCGACATGGGATATGAAGATGATGCATTAAATGTTGAATGGACAATCGGTGGCTTAGCTCACGAAGTGCTAAAACAGCATGGTGGCTTACTCAATGGTGTTACATTACGTTTTGCTGGTGCTTACCAAAAAGATGATAGTGAAGATTTTATTAAAGTCGAAATCATCGTTAACGGACGCCATAAAGAACAAGACCGTGGTGAACTTAAACAAGGTGAAAGCAACTCAACCAAAATTACTACGCAATGTACTTACTATAAAGAGATCATCGACAACGAAGAAATTACTGAAATCGACCTAATCAACATGATCGACAAAGTAAACGGAAAAGATCGTCTATCAAAAGCACGTAGTGCAATTGGATTATAACAATTAATTTAATCCTAATTAATCATTTAAATAAAAAAGCCCGCAAGGGCTTCTTACGAGGGGAAACAAATGACAAGCAGCAAAAAAATCACATTAAAAAATGGAATTAAATCAGGTAAAACCACCATAACCGAATTTACTATTCGCAAACCAGTAACCGGTGATTTACGTGGTGTAAAATTACTCGAATTTATTGATTTAGATATCGACTCATTAGCAAAAGTATTACCACGCATTACCACACCATCAATTGCAGAACATGAAGTATATACTTTAGATTTAATTGACTTGTCGGAAATCACCAAAGAGGTAATCAATTTTTTGTCCCCGAACTCGAACGATGCCAACAAGGAATCCCTAACCGAGTAGAAGAGGCAATGGCAGATATTGCACTAATCTTTCATTGGCAACCGTCTGCCATGGATGAATTAAACTTATCTGAACTTATGGAGTGGCGAGAGCATGCTCGCGTCAGAAACGGTACCAATAATCAACAATAATCAGGGAGTGAATTATTAAAAATAAGGTACCGTTTGACGCCATTGATTATTAAATAATTAAAAAACGAATTAGTACTTAATCAATGCGCCCAACATAAACATCATTAATCAAAATCAGAAAATAAAAGTTTATTAATTATGGCCAACGAAAATAACAGAAATTCAGAAGATGAAGAAAAAACAAGCTCGCAAAGTGAGAAACTAAAAGAGTTTGGCACAAATCTTGGTAAACCAATATTAAGTTCGGTTGGCTCCTTTATTGAACTTGAACAGGCTATGAATAAAGTCGCTAGACAAGTTAAAGGGCTATATGACCTACAAGGCAAACCAACTAAATTATTTGACAGCATGAAAGAACAAATTCAATCACTAAGTCAACAAATACCAACTGCCAAAGGAGCATTAGATATTGCTGAACAGGTAGAATCCAATGCCAAATTAGGCCTAACTAAACAAAGCGATCCTATAAGCGAACAACACAAACAACTACTAAACTTTACTAAAATCTCAGCAATTTCAGCCAATGCCTTTGGCTTACCGGCAAATGAGTTAGCCACAGATCTGAGTGAAATTGCCAAATTATTCAATATTCCAATAGAAAATATTGAAAACTTAGCCGACACCATTAATTATCTAAGTGATAACACCGATGCTAATGTAGCAGATATCATAAGCTCACTAAAAAGTATGGATGATATTGCTGATAAACTCGATTTCAAACAAGTTATGGCATTAAATTCGGCATTCTTAAACCTAAATATAAAACCAGATGGTGCGATTGCCGCCACCAATGCTATCGTCAACAGTTTATCAAAAGCGACAACGCAATCGGAGCAATTCCAACAAACATTACAATCACTTGGATTTGATGCCACACAAATAGAAAAAAATATGTCAATCGATGCCATTGACACAATACAAAAAGTACTAACAACCATTAAACAACAGAATACAACCCAACAAACAGAAATCCTTAGTCAGTTATTTGGTAGCGAACAGGCGCAAAACACCGGCAAACTTACCAATAATTTGCCTTTACTCACCCAACAACAATCAGTAATTAATAACCCCAATGCCATGGGTTCTTTACAAATAAAAGCCGATATTGACAGTAAAAGTTTTGCGTCACAATTTGAAATATTAAAAGCCACACTAACTAATATCTCAAGTTCTATGGGTGGATCCATGCAAGGACCAATAGCTAGTGCAATGCCATGGTTAACCGAGCTAACAGCAAGTACTCAGCAATGGGTAAAAAACCACCCTACTTTTGTTGCTACCTTTATGGAAATAATTTCAATCAGCTCCATGGCAAGTACAGCATTAGGTACATTAGGTGAAATTCCTATCAAAGGCGTAATCAATGCATTTAAAAGTTTAGGCACGGTTATCACAACAGTTAGTCAAGCATTTTCACTTAGCACTATCGGCCTTGTTGTTATGGGCATCGCTGCTTCCGCACTGCTGATTCGCAAATTCTGGGAACCAATTAGCGCATTCTTCACTGGTTTCTGGCAAGGACTCACCAATGAAATACAGCCAGTTATTGATGCTTTCTCATCCTTAGGACCAGTATTCACAACGATAGGTGATGCAATAGGCGGAGTAATCAACTGGTTTAGTGAATTATTATCACCAATGGAACTCACAGATGAACAGTTTGAAAGCTGTAAATCGGCCGGAACCTCTTTTGGTTCTGTTGTCGGTAGTATCCTTATGGCACCAATCAGACTATTTGAAAGTCTTTCAAAAATAGTCGGTGAGACATGGGATCTTATCATGTCACTCCCTAATAAAATAATGGATATTCCCCAAAAACTAGATGAAATTTTCACTGGTGAAAATGGATTATTCAATAAATTTAAAAATATAGGTAAAGATATCATCAACGGAATGATAAACGGCATTAAAAATGTTTGGAACGATTTAAAGGAAACTATATCTGATATTGGTAGTAGCATTTGCGGTTGGTTCAAATCAAAACTTGGCATTAACTCACCATCGACAGTCTTTAAAGAATTTGGTGTTAACACCATTGAAGGCTATCAAAATGGGGTTGATGAAACGCAAGATACCGCTTTAGACTCAATGAGTAAATTTGCTGATAAAGTTAGTACCAAGGCGCCGCAGATTCCAACCAATACCGCAAATAATATACCAAATGCTAATAGCAATTCAGCGATTAACACTATTCAAGGTGGAACATCACAATATTACATTACCATCAATGCCGCACCAGGTATGAATGAAGAAGAAATCGCTAGAGTCATCACTCAAGAACTCGATCGTCGAGAACAACAACAATTATTTCAAATTAGAAGCAGCTTAAGGGATATCTACTAAAATGATGATGTGTTACGGCTTTTTTGTTTTCAGCTTAAAAACATTACCCTACCAAGAAATGACATTAAACAAAAGTTGGAACTGGGCAAGCAATAATAGGGTCAACAAACGTTCAGCACTACAGTTCACCGGCCCAAATAACGAAACCATTACCTTATCGGGTTCAGTATTCAGCGAATTAACCCATGGTAGAGTCAGCATTGAAGTCTTAGAACGTATGGCATATTTATCTGTACCACTGCCGCTTATTCAAGGCGATGGGGTACCGCTTGGCTTTTTTGTATTAAATGGTGTCGAAAGAAAATACACCGAACTCGATCGTCACGGCGCTCCACGAAAAATCAACTTCACCATAAAACTAACTAAAGTTGACATTTCAGACTTCTTTGATGAGGGTATAATCAAAGATATTATTGATATTATTGATATTATTATATAGGTACAACATGGCAAAACCATATTTTAAAATTATCTTATTAGATGATGAGCAGCGAGAAGATATTACCGAAAAATTTGATAATCGTCTTATATCAATGACAATTGTAGATAAAAATGGACTTGAAGCAGACACAATCACTATAGTCATTGACGATTCCGATCAGAAAGTCAATTTGCCTAAAAAAAAGGCTAAATTAGAAATTACCCTTGGTTGGAAAGCGGATAAGCCAAAAACCACGATTGACGATGAAGAAGCGAAAATCTTTGAAGCAAATATAAAAAATGTATTTACCATTACGCAAATTACCCATTCTGGTACACCAGATATCATTACTCTGCAAGGTTCAAGTGCCAATCTAGTAGACGGAGCCGCCCTAGAACCTCAGGAAAAATCTTATGAAAACCTCACCCTAGGCGAGATAATCGCCGAGATTGCTATACGCAACAAGTTACCTTATCGCTTTGATAAATTGATAGGTTCTAACTTCATACCACATATTGACCAAATGAAAGAATCAGATAACTCATTTCTTACTCGATTAATTGATGACTATGGAGGGGGCGTAACGATTAAAAATGATATGTTAATCGTGTTTAATAAAGGTCAAGGGATGACCGTAAATGGCAAAAAAATCCCAACGGCTAAAATCAAAAGAGCATCTGGAGACAAGCACAGCTTCACATTCATTGATACTCCATATTTAGGTGTAAAAGCCTATTGGTATAATTACAAAAAGCCAACAAAAAAACCATACAAAATTGTTAGTAAACAACAAATTGAAAAAAGTAAAGTTCACATTGCAAAGTCAAAACCAAAGAAACTCAACGAAAAAGAAATCAAAGAACTCAAATATGTTTATGCCAATGAAGAGAGTGCAACAGCAGCAGCAAAAAGTGAATTGAAAAAAATTGAACAAGGAATAGCACAGTTTAAACTCAAACTTGCTTTAGGCCGTCCCGACCTATTTAGCGAAATGCCGGTTGAAGTAGATGGATTCAAACCAGAAATAAACTCAACAAATTGGACTATCGCATCATGTACACATTCATTAAGTAAAGGTAGTGGATTTACTACTGAATTAGAATTACAAATAAAACCTGAAGAAGAAAGTTACGAAAATATCTTAAAATAGTGCCCACACAGTACAGCAAACTAACTTAAGTTAAGTTTAATTTTACTTTAAATACTTAGCAAATGATGACTCTTACCAAGAGTCATCCATTAAACCCCAAAAAAACATATAAAATCAATATATAACCAAGTTATCGCTCAGCTAAACTTCATCACCAATTAACAAAAGACATGGCAAAAAAATAAAAATAGAAAAACACTAGACTTAAACTTAAATTAATGTAAAATTAACTAAAGTTTAATTCAAAGGGGTTAGTCACATGAAATGTCCACATTGCCGAAACAAAACATTTATCCGATCTAGTGAAGAAATAAGCAACTTAACTCGCAAACAGTATTACCAATGTTCCAACATATATTGTGGACATACTTTTACTGCAATGCAATCAATCTCAGAAACGATTGTACCAAGCGCAATCCCAGACCCCAAAGTCAACATCCCAATATCGCCATACAGCCGACACGCCAAAAAAGCCTAAACCATCACCAGATTGCACCTCACAGCAATCTGGTGCCCTCTCCCAATCAAAACATCTACAAACGACATAACTAATATCATTATAAACAGATAGCTTTAATATTGGACTACCAGCCATAATTGCAGAGGAACAACCTAATTTACTAAACGAAAATACCTAACCACCACACTAATAACTACTAACTAATAACTAATAACTACTAGCTATTAACTATTAACTATTAACTATTAACTATTAACTATTAACTATTAACTATTAACTATCAAGATTGAAAAAGTCAAACCGAAAAAAAATCAACCGCCATTTTATCGCCACAGCCCAAAATAACACATAAAAGAAAAAATTATTAAGATAGATAACTGATTGAATTTAAAGATATTTGATGGTGGCCCCTACTGGACTTGAACCAGTGACCAATCGATTATGAGTCGACTGCTCTGACCAACTGAGCTAAGGGGCCTCTTTTGAGGTGCTACTGACTTAGTAGGGTTGCGATTATAATAGAGTTAAATTGAATTTGCTACATTTAATTAACAAAAAAGGTTGATTTGCTTAATTATTAAACTAACATTTATCAGAATATCATCATTTATAATAAGCGATATTTTTTAGTTAATTAACCTGATACAATGCTTTTAACAATTACTACTAATGATAGTTATATTGGTTGGGGAAATATTATGTCTATCAAAAAAATTCTTTTTATGAGCGCAGCTTTATCTACTGCATTGTTTTTAAATGGTTGTAGTAACTCAAATTACCAAGCCACTTCAGCTGGTCGACAAGTGCAGTTCATTGATACCAAACCTGCAGCAAATTGCCAATTCATTGGCAAAGCTGAAGGCCGTCGTGGCACTTTCTTTTCTGGTTTAAAAACCCATAGTGAGTTAATTCGTGATGCAGCAACAGATCTGATGAATAAAGCGGCAGCAATGGGCGGTAATGTGATTTATAATGCGCAAGATGCATCTTTACAATATGTTTCAGATATTGCTCCAACAGATGCCGTGATGACTGGTGAAGTCTATCGTTGTAAGTAA